TTCAGGACTTATAACTGCCGGAAACCCCGGAGCATATACATCAACATTAACTTATGATGGAACTAATTGGACAGTTTCTGCAGCAACTTTAGCAACAGGTAGAGCTGGTACTGCAAGAGGAGCAACCATTTCAAATAATGCTACCGGAATAGTTCATCACGCTGGACCAGGAGCACCAAACATGTTATTAACAGAAGAATATAACGGACCTGCAACCATTGTTAAAACTGTATCTGTAAGTTAACTTGACTTATAACTTTAAGTAGTTATATTAAATCTATTCAATGAAAGGAATATAATGACTGAAAAAAGAAACATACATGCTCTAATAGAGAAAGAAGCTCCTAGCTTAAATAATTTATTAGATCCAAATGAAGTAAAAGAATTTAAAGAATTAACAAATGAGCTTAGAGATACTTGGACTAAGAAACAAGTGTTTAGAACTGAAACAGAAATGAGAATGTCTGTTCTTCAAGATGCTAAGTACCCAACTAAAGCTTCTAAGTATTGGCAATGTGTTAGAGAACAAAACGTATTCCTAGAAAACTTAATGTCTCTTTCATTTGATGCAAGACGTAATGAAGTTAAATTAAAAAGATTAGAAGAAAAATTACTTAAAGAAGAAGATCCTTTAAAAAGAGAACTACTTCAAATTGATATAGATGAAAAAACTTATTCCGTTGCTAACATGCAATTAGTGGCTAGGGACAGAATGAGAGAAATTAAACTATGGTCAGTTCTTAAAAAAGAATTTAATGATGGTTCGTTTGATGACAAAGATGTTAACAGTCATCAACTAGATTCATACCATTTAATAATGAAAAATAAAGCAGAGACACTAACATCAGGTTCATCACAGCCGGAAGTATTTAATGTATTAGGACAATTACAAACTATAGAAAGAGTTAAAAAATCAGGAGAAATGATTTACAACAAGAAAGAACAATTGACTAATGACCTCGGAGCCAAACCAGAATAAACAACTTTTATTTTTAGTAGCATTACCTAGATCTGGTAATACTTTATTTGCAAGTATTATGAATCAGAATCCTGAAATAGCTGCGACTGCTAATTCTGTTACCCTAGAGATAATAAAAGATTTGTTTTTACTTAAACAAACAGATGTCTTTCAAAATTTTCCTGACCATGGATCCTTGGACAATGTATTAGATTCAGTCTACGATACTTATTATAAAGATTGGCCACAACGTATAATCATCGACCGTGGTCCAGTAATGACACCCAATAATTTTAAATTAGTTAAAAAACATTTTAAAAGGCCTTTTAAATGTATTGTTATTCTTAGAGATTTAATGGATGTATTAGCAAGTTATATGCAGTGGTATACAAAAAACCTTGATGCATTTCCTAATAAATTGGGTTTAAAAACTGATGATCAAAAACTTGGAATGATTATGAATAAAGATGGTGCTATTGCTAAAAATCTAGAGGCAATTAAAAATTCATATAACTATAAAAACATTTGTCATTATGTAAAATATGATGACATGGTTGATAATCCTGAACAAGAGTTTAGAAAAATATATAAATTTTTAGATGAGCCTTATTTTAATCACAGATTCAATAACCTAGACCAAGTAAATGTAAATAATTTAGTTTATAATGATAAAATAGTAGGTAGTAATATGCATAAACTATTTGATGGACCTGTTAGAAAAGTATATAATCCTTACATTAAAAAAATTCCAGAAAGAATAAGAGAAAAATATGGACACATTAGATTTTAATATCTGTCCCTTAGGACAAACAGTTTTACGGTATCAAGTACCTCTTGATATATTTAATACTATTAACACTATTTATGAAACAAAGTATCGAACACTACCCCCTGCTAATAAACAATTGATAGGTAAGATTGAGAAAGAACATAGTTTATTTTATCAAGGTGTAGACACTTCAAAAATGCATAATCACAATATGTTAACAGATAATGTATTACAATGGATTGATATAGTGATGAACCACTACCTAGATTTTAATAAAATTAAAGACTATAAAAAATCTTTAAATTCTATTTGGGTTAATCAAATGTTTCAACATGAATATAATCCAGTGCACGTTCACCAAGGAAGTTTATACACAGGTCTATCAAGTGTAATGATTTTAAAATTACCAAAATCTTTTGGAGTAGAGTATTCTTCAGAACATAGTCCAACGAACGGTAAGCTACAAATAATGGGGGCGGTATCCGGTCAGTTTGCAACGTGTGATTATTCTCCTGATATTAAAGAAAGAGATTTTTATATATTTCCATATGATATGAGGCACTGTGTTTATCCTTTTAATGGACCAGGATATAGAAGAACGTTGTCTGCAAATATGGATGTAGACTATAACCCAATAAGAAATAGAGGAAGGAGTTGATGTACGAAAATAAAATAATAACAGAACCTAAATGGAAAAGTTGGATTATTCAAACAACCACACCTTTATTTACACCAGATCAATGTAATCAAATTATTACATCAGGTAGAGCACAAAAACCACAAGAAGCACAAGTGGGTACAAATAAACCTGGTGGTGGGACCGATACAAAGAAAAGAGTTACGACAATAAGTTGGATTCCATTTAAAGAAATGGGACATATGTATCAAGATCTAAATACCTTTATACAAAAAGCAAATGAAAATCATTTTGGTTTTGGTAATATACAAGTTACAGAACAAGCTCAGTTTACAGAATATCCTGAAGGAGGGTTCTATGATTGGCATATGGATTGTGATGTGAACATGCAACACGAACCGCCTGTTAGAAAAATATCAATGACACTATTATTAAATGATCCTTCACAGTTTGAAGGTGGACATTTAGAATTAATGGGACCAGGTAAATTTGCAGAACTTAAACAAGGTCATGCAATTTGTTTTGCATCATTTTTAAATCACAGAGTTAATCCAGTAACTAGAGGTATGAGACAATCACTTGTTGTTTGGTTTGGAGGTAAACCGTTTAGATGATTAGAGAAGAATTTTTTCCTACCAGTGTTTTTGGTAAAGATATAAAATTAGATAATGATAAACTAGCACAAGACATTGTTAACTGGTCTAACCAAGATAGAGGTGTACAAAAAACAAATTACAAAGGATGGCATTCTACAACCGACATGGCATCAAAGCCGGAGTATCAACTCTTAGTCAACGAATTAATGACTATGTGTAAAGAAGTATTTAGTGAAGAATGGTTAGATAGAGAACCCGTCCTTGGTAATATGTGGGCTAACATAAATCCTAAAGAAGGAATGAACGCACCACACATACATCCAAACTCATTATTTTCAGGTGTATATTACGTTAAGTCAAACCCACAAGCTGGTAAACTTAAAATATATGATCCAAGACCTGGGGTACAAATAGTAATGCCTCTAAGGCAAGAAGGTAAACCCCCTAAACATTTATGGAGAGATGTAAACCTTGACCCATTTCCAGGACGTATTATAATGTTTCCAGCATGGTTATGGCATGCAGTAGAACCTAATCAATCAGATCAATTAAGAATATCAGTAAGTTTTAATTTTGTACAAAATGGTTTTTAATAAATATCAAATAATCAAAGGTGCTGTTAGCTACGAGCTAGCTAACTTTATATTTAATTATTTTTTACTTAAACGAGATGCAGTTAAATGGATGTATGATAATAATATTACTTATGATACAGGTATGTTAGGTACGTGGACAGATCCTCAAATTCCAAACACTTATTCTCATTATGCTGATCCTGTAATGGAAACATTATTAATGAAAGTATTACCAGTTATGAAAAATGAAACTGGACTAGATCTATGTCCTACATATTCCTATGCAAGAATATATAAAAATGGTGATGAACTTAGAAGACATAAAGACAGACCTAGTTGTGAAATATCTACAACAGTTAATCTAGGTGGGGATCCTTGGCCAATATTTATAGATGGCACAGGAGCAAACAATGTAATAGATGAATACAAGAATATACATAAACCTAACGCTCCGGCCGGCACGAAAGTCTTGCTTGAAGTAGGGGATATGCTAGTATATAGTGGCTGTGAACTTGAACATTGGCGAGAGCCTTTTGACGGGAACATTTGCGGTCAAGTATTTCTACATTATAATCATGTGAATGGCCCATTTGCTAACAAGAACAAATTTGACGGAAGAGCTAAGCTAGGTCTACCATCAGGAATAAAATAGTATTATAATGGAGCCATATGTTACAAAAATTAGGATTCCTACCAGGATTCAATAAACAAGTTACCGACACAGGTGCAGAAAGCCAATGGGTTGAAGGTGAGAATGTACGTTTTAGATACGGTACTCCAGAAAAAATTGGTGGATGGGCACAGTTAGGTGAATCAAAACTTACTGGTGCAGCTAGGGGTTTACATCATTTAGTTAGCACAGCTTCTATTAAGTACGCAGCTATTGGTACTAATAAAATTTTATATATTTATTCAGGTGGTGTATTTTATGATATACACCCTTTAGTTAATCCAACAGGGACAGCTATTACAAGTGCATTTAGCACGACTAATGGATCACCGACAGTTACAATAACTTTTCCAGGAACACATACTTTTGTAGCAACAGACATTATATTATTTAGTGATTTTTCTACTATTACAAATTCTAATTTTAGTGCAGCAGATTTTAACGATAAAAAATTTATGATAACTAGTGTGCCTTCACCTACTACTATTACAATTACAATGCCTAGCAATGAAACTGGAAGTGGTGCAACCACATCCGGTGGAATTAAATACTATCAATACTATCATGTAGGGCCTGCAGAACAGTTAGGTGCTTTTGGTTGGGGTATATCTTTATGGGGTGGTAATGTTTTAGGACCATTGACTACAACTTTAAATGGTGCATTAGGAGATAACACCAGCGGTAATAATGGTTCAGCTACAGAAATTACTTTAGGTAGTACAACAGGTCTTCCAAGTTCCGGTACAAACTTTATTAAAATAGATTCAGAAGAAATATCATACACAGGAATTACAGCTAGTAAACTAACTGGTATAACAAGAGCCGCAAGATTAACTACGAGAGCTGCACATAGCAATGGTGCAACAGTAACCAATACATCATCTTTTACAGGTTGGGGATCACCAGCAGCCAACACTGACTCAGTAACTGATCCTGGTTTATGGTCCTTAGACAATTTAGGTAGTACCTTAATTGCATTAATCCATAATGGTGAGTGTTTTAAATGGGATGCGGATGCAACCAATGCTACAAATAACAGAGCAGTTATTATTCCTAATGCACCAACAGCATCACGTGACATGTTAGTATCAACTCCTGATCGTCACTTAGTATTTTTTGGAACTGAAACAACTATTGGTGATAAAACTACACAAGACGATATGTTTATAAGATTTTCTTCACAAGAAAATATAGAGGATTATATACCTACAGCTGAAAATAGTGCGGGTACACAAAGACTAGCCTCTGGATCACGGATCATGGGTGCTACACTTGGTAGAAATGCAATATACATTTGGAGTGATACCGCAATGTTTACTATGAGATTTGTTGGTACTCCATTTACATTTGCCTTCGAGCAAGTTGGGACTAACTGTGGATTGATTGGCATGAATGCAGCCGTTGAAGTAGATGGTGCTGCTTACTGGATGTCTGATAATGGTTTTTTTAGATTTACCGGTAAACTAGAATCAATGGATTGTCTGGTTGAAGATTATGTTTATGATGACCTTAACACAACATCTAATCAATTAGTGTATTGTGGCATTAATAACTTGTTTGGAGAAATTACTTGGTTCTATCCAACGACTACATCTAATGTAGTTAATAGAGCGGTGACTTATAGTTACTTAGACTCAACATCAAAACGACCTATATGGTTTACTAATGCAAGTTCATTGTTTCCAAGAAGCACATGGCAAGACTCAGCAGTATTTGGCCTACCACATGCAACAAAATACAATGCAAGTGATGATGCATCGTTTGATGTTGAAGGTAATACGGAAGGTGTAACAATATACTTTGAACACGAAACAGGAGTTAATCAACAAGAAGCAGGGACCACGGCTGTTGCAATTCCAGCTAATATTACATCAGGTGATTATGATATTACACAAAAAATAATTAAAGGAGCCGCAACAAACATGGCTGACCTTAGAGGAGACGGAGAATTTATAATGAGAATTAGCAGAATCGTTCCTGATTTTATTTCTCAACAAAATAATGTAATAGCTCAATTAGAAGTTAGAGATTATCCAAATGATACAGCAGCAAGCTCACCATTAGGACCTTTTACTTTAACACCTAACACTACAAAAGTAGACACCAGAGCTAGAGGAAGAGCTATAGCTCTTACTATATCTAACACTGCAGTAGATACTAGTTGGAAACTTGGAACTTTTAGGTTAGATATACAATCTGGAGGAAGAAGATAGTGATAGATAAAAAATTAAAAGCAGTTGTTCAAGGTGGAGTTGATAATTACTTGGGTAAACAACCACAAGTTCAAGCTCCTAGAAAATGGCAATCAAGTCCTGATAAACCTGCAACAGAATTAGCTTACATTACAGAAGCAGAAAAAGATTTAATATTAAAAGCAAATATACACGGTGGACTAGAAGGTGGTCCTAATATGGGTCCATCAGGAATTATGTCACTAGATAG